GATGGAAAGAATTACGTTCTTGATTTTGCTTATTCTATGGATAAGCGTGTAGGATCGAATTCCGGAAGGATCACCTCAGCAATGCTATTTGAGGATCTTGAAAATAAGAAAGATCAAAATTATTCCAAACCTGATTATATCGGTGTAGCAATGAAACATCCTAAGGATCGAGATGTTAAGGAAAATGCGAGAAAGGCTGCAATTCGGAAGCTAGTCTCTCGGTTTGATTATGAAACTCGTTCATCTGTGTGGGCAGCTTATTTTGCACGATGATAAATATTAAATAATTTATGGAGAGATAGATGACTGTTCTTGTTTTAAATTCACAATATTTGCCCATACAAACAACTTCGGTAAAGAAAGCTGTAAAATTGATTTATCGTGGTGTTGCTGTGGCAGAGAAGTACACAGAACAAGTATGGAAATCTATCTCTTCAGAAATGATTCTTCCGGCTGTTATTCGTCTAATCAATTTTCATAGATTACCGAATAGATCTTATAAGTTATCTAAGAAGAATATTCTCATCAGAGATAGATATACTTGCCAATATTGTCAGGGAATCTTCTCTGAAAGAACTCTGACATTAGATCATGTTATTCCAAAATCAAAGGGTGGATCTTCTCGTTGGGAAAATTTAGTTGCCGCTTGTAGAAAGTGTAATTCTAAGAAAGCCGATAAGACACCCGAAGAAGCGTGCATGAGATTGTTGTCGAAACCAATGAAATTGACAGTCCACACTCACACAACAATATTGAGAAATAAAGGAGAATCAAGACCAGAGTGGTCTGAGTTCTTATTCAATTAAGGAATATATGTATGAATAATTTTATAGAAGATCTTGATATTTTTTGGAATATATTGAGATATATTGTAACGATTGGTGTAATAGCCTTATTTACTGTAAGTTTCTTGTATTCAGGAAAACAGGAATCATATTATATCTCTCAAGAATCTAATAGCAAAACGCAATTTTATTGTGTGTATGCGGATATTAATTGGAGGCCAGATCAACTAATTTATTGCTCAGGGAATATTGTTAATGTCTTGATGATTAAGAATGCAGTGTCTTCACAGACACAGAATGATTCTTTAGAAAAGAAAGTCGATTAACAATAGTTCCATAACTCAATGGTTAGAGTGCTTACCTTATAAGCAAGTGGTTCTCGGTTCGAATCCGAGTGTGACTACCAAATGCCCCTATAGTTCAACGGAAAGAACACTAGTCTACGAAACTAAAGATCCAAGTTCAAGTCTTGGTAGGGGTTCCAAAATTATATGTTAAATGATTTATACGAATTCTTATTTTGTCCAATACATGGAATACTTTCACCAAGAAATTGGTCAATGATTATTCCAAGTATGATGATGTGTGTATATTATCTTAAACGGAAAATGTTGTAGGGAGCCGAAAGGCTCATTTTTTGCATTTAAACTATATTCTCTTTAGAATCAATGACTTGCGCCAAGTGATTGACAACAAAGAGAATATTCTTTCGAAAAAACTTGCTTCGATTCTTTGAGTACGCTATAATGGTTCTATAAGGAAATCTGATGATCACTGAAAAACAGTACCTCGAACAGATTGCTAAGGAAAACACCGAAGCTCTATCGAAGTATCTTGCGAATGGTGGTGGAGTCACTCAATGCAAGCCTGGGACTCCGAAGTCGAACAAGAAGTGGAAAACGTAGTTGGGATGCGAATATTTCTGACCGGAATCGTCTTTCGAAAGGTTTGAGTCTGAACGATCTCCATGCGAAATTGCCTCGTCCTGATTCTTTTGTGTAAAATTTTTCGGTGATTCCTTGACAATCACCGACGCCTCTAGTATAATAGTTGAGTAGGGAAAATTCCCAGAAAAGGAAAATTAATTATGGCTCGTGTTAAGGTTTCTCGTGAATTGGCTTTGAAGGCTTTTGTGGATTCTCTGATGGCAGCTTTCGTGGACACAAAGACGTTTAGTCGTGCGAACGTCGAACAGATTGGTAAGACTAATCCTATCGGTCAAACGATGTTCGCTTCCCAGGGTCAGGGTTATGGTAAGATGACTCGTATTGGTCAGGGACAGTACATGATTCCGGATGCTTGGATGACTGGTAAGTCGCCGTGGGAAGGTGTTGTTGAAATCGTCCCGGTTGCAACCACGAAAGCTCCAAAGGCTCCGAAGTCGACTGATTCTGCGCCAAAGACCAAGAAGGCGAAGACGCCGAAAATCGAGGAAGTTGAAGTTGCCGAACGAATTACTTCTTCCGTGAAGAAGAATATCCAGAAGGCGGCTTCAAAGAAAGAGTTGTTTGAGAAGGCGAAGGATCTTCTTGCGAAGAAGAAGCAGAAGACTTCTGTGGCGACTACTGAAACCGAATAAGTTTGTGTCTCATAAATGGGGTGGAAACACCCCATTTTTCATTGTATAAGTAAAAGGTAACCATGATTCTACTAGACTTAAATCAAATTGTTGTATCAAATATAATGCAACAAATTAATATAACTAAGAACGATGAGATTGAAGAAGATTTCCTTCGACACATGATTCTCAATTCTATCCGATCAGTTAAGTCTAAGTTTGGCGATGATTACGGTGAACTCATTCTATGTTCCGATTCTTTCAATTATTGGAGGAAAGATATCTTTCCTCAGTATAAAGCGAATAGAAAGAAATCACGTGATTCTTCCATCTTTGATTGGAACGTTATCTTCAAAACAATTAATAAGATCAAAACAGAGATTCGTGAAAACTTCCCATACCATTATCTCGAGATTCCTACATGTGAAGCAGATGATGTAATTGCGACTCTGACTGAAAAATTTTCTTCTTCCGAGAAGATTCTAATTGTATCTGGAGATAAAGACTTCGTTCAATTACAAAAGTATCCTAATGTTTCGCAGTATTCAACTATCATGAAATCATGGATTAAAGAACAGAATCCTAAGAGATATCTTCTTGAAAAGGTTTTGAATGGTGATTCTGGAGACGGTGTTCCTAATTTCTTATCTGATGATGATACTTTTGTGACAGAAGGTAAGAGACAGAGAAGATTAACCAAGAAGAAGATCGAACAAATTCTCTCTTGCGCAAAACCTGAGTCTATCATGACTTCTTCAGAACTAGCTGGTTATATGCGTAATAAATATTTGATAGATTTTGATTGTATTCCAGAAGATCTGAAAGAAGAGATATTGGGCGAATACAGTAAACCGATCGAACCAACTTCCACACAAATATATAGATATTTGATGTCACATAAATTGTCGAATCTATTGAATAAAATTGGAGATTTTTAAGATGTATCAGAAAGCAATTCCTGAAGTGCTAAGATTAGCAAATGATATTGAAGATCAAGAAGAGCGTGCTAAGTTCCTGAAGATTCATATGCGAGAATCGTTATACAAGGTTCTCGCATGTTTTCATAATGAGAATATTGAATTTGATAAATTTAAAGATATCAAATACGCAACCAAACATAATAAAGCGGGTATCTCTGATTCAACTCTAGATCATGAGATGAAACGATTATATATCTTTACGAAAGATAATCCACTTCCACTAGAACGTAAACGACAGAAGCTGGCACAGATTCTAGAGAGTATGTATGCGGAAGAATCCGATTTGGTCTACAATAACATTATCCAAAAGAAGAATCCTTATAAGAATCTGAATAAGAACTTCATTAAGAAATACTTTCCACAAGTTCTAACCTACACGATAGTTAGAAAATAAACTTGATTACAAGTAGATAATATAGTATAATATATAAAGGTGATTTAATATGAATACAAAAACAAAAACACAATTGACTCTTGATCCATTTACAGTCAAAGTCCTTACTAATTTTGCCAGCATCAATAATGGACTTGTAGTGAAGTCTGGTAACGAGATTCGAACTATGACAGAAGGAAAGACTGTCTTGGCAGAAGCAACTCTTCCGGATACATTTCCTGTAGATTTTGCGATCTACGATCTTCGACAAATGTTGAATTTCGTTTCAACTCTGTTCGATAAACCAACAATGGAATTCACTGGTGTTTCTGTAGAGATCACTAATGATAATGATAAGACTAAGATTTTCTATTGTAATCCAGATCTGATCTCATCACCATCAAAGCGTATCACTATGCCATCTGAAGATATTACACTTCAGATGTCAGAAGAAACTCTCAAGAAGATCACCAAGTCTGCATCGATTCTAGGTGTCGATGATCTTAAGATTTCCTCTGTAGATAATATGATCGAACTTGAAGTTCTTGATAAGACGAATTCTTCTACAAATACCTGGTCTACAAAAACTTCAGGAATCAATAATTCTGAGTTTACTGTTTATTTGAAAATTTCTAATTTGAAGTTACTTGAAGGTGATTATCAAATTACAATTTCTAATAAGGGAATTACTCGATTCAAGCATATGAATAATGATGTTCGTTATTACATTGCAGCAGAAGCTGATTCAAAGTTCAACTAAACATTTACTTTCTTGAGTTTGCGGCGGTATAATAAAATATACCGTCATTCATTTTTATGAGGATTATATGATTGAAAATACACTATGGGTAGAACGCTACAGACCACAGGTAATCGATGATTGTGTTCTTACAGAAGATATTAAGAATTCATTCAAGAACTTTGTTAAGAATAAAGATATCCCCAACATGCTTCTTACTGGCAAACCTGGTATGGGGAAGACAACTATTGCTAAGGCAGCTTGTAATGAACTTGATTGTGATATCATGGTTATTAATGCATCTGCAGACGGAAACATAGATACACTAAGGAATAAGATTCAAGTCTTCGCTTCTGCGATTTCTCTTTCTGGTGGCCAGAAGATTGTTATTCTAGATGAAGCCGATTATATGTCGTCCGCAGTTCAGCCTGCACTGAGAAACTTCATGGAAGAGTTCTCTAAGAACTGTCGATTTATTCTTACTTGTAATTATAAGAAGAAGATTATTGAACCACTTATCTCAAGATTGACTGTTTTTGAATTCACTATTCCATCTTCTCAAAAATCTAAATTAGCAGCTCAAATGATGAAGAGAATTCAAGGTATTCTTGAAACTGAATCTGTTGAATTCGATAAGAAAGTTCTGGCTGAAATTATCATGAAGTTCTTTCCAGATTTCAGAAAGACAATCTCTGAGATCCAACGATATGTTATTGCAAATGGAAAGATTGATGTTGGCGCTCTTTCATCTATTCAAGATGTTTCAATTCGTGATCTAGTCAATTCACTTCGTATGAAAGATTTTACTGGTATGAGGAAGTGGGTTAATGAGAATCTAGATTCTGAACCTAATGTGATTGTTCGGTTGGTCTTTGATAATCTTGAAGCTTATCTTGAGCCGTCATCAATTCCTACAGCTATTGTAATTCTTGCAGATTACTCTTATAAGTCTGCGTTCGTTGCTGATCAGGAGATTTGCCTCACCGCAATGTTCATTAATATTATGTCAGAATGTTTATTCAAGAAGGTATAAGATGCCAAAGCTTGGTGATATTCTTAATTCTATTAATGTAACAAAAGATACAGATCTTCTTGATGAATACAATAAAACTGATTATGTTCCATTTCTGATTAATAGAGGAATGTCTTTCTATCCAGAAACCATTCTTCATGCAAACTTTCTTAATTCTAATTCACACTTAGACCGAATTCTACAATATAAATACTTTCTGTATAGCGTCAAAAAGAAGAAGAGATTTTCTAAGTGGTTAAGTAATTCAAAACCACCAGAAAATATTCAGATTATATCTAAGTTTTATGGTATTTCTATAAACAAATCTAAAGAGATTGCTGATATGATTACTTCTGAAGATCTAGACAATATGAAAAAATATTTAGATACTGGTGGTACAAAGAGATCATCAAGAAAAGGCGAAAGTGATGAATGACAGAAACAATAATTGGGTTGAGACGTTTATAGAAGTTGAATTAGATAATCAAGAAGCATTTCTTCTTTGTAAAGAAACACTAACAAGAGTAGGTATCTCTTCGAATAAAGATAAGAAACTATATCAATCTTGCCACATTCTTCATAAGAAGGGTAAGTATTATCTCGTACATTTCAAAGAATTGTTTACTCTAGATAATAGAGCTTCTGGTCTTGATGAGACAGATCTTTCACGAAGAAATACTATCGCAAAGTTGCTACATGAGTGGGGGCTTTGTAATATTGTTGGGGCGGAATATGTAGGTGAGGATGTTGAAACTGGAAAGAAGATTTATCGATATCCAGAAAAGATGTCTGTATTCTGTTCACTGAATAAGATAAAGATTATTCCTTATGCAGATAAGGTTAATTGGGATCTTATTTCTAAATATACAATCGGTAAGAAATATAATTAAGGGAGGTCGACCTCCCTTAATTATTATAATTCAGTTGGTGTTACCGAACCAAAATCGTAAACATAATATTCTTCATCTTTGATGAATATCACACGATCACCATCAATAAATATTTCAACACCATGCATTGTCTGTTGTTAACCAACTTGGTTGTGTTTTTGGATCAACGTCTTCCCAAGATCCTTCTATAAGGTAAAGGAACAAATTGTCAATCTTTTGTTCCGTTACAAATTCATCTGCGTTTTCTATTATAATCTTCTGGTATATCTCTTTGAAGTTTTCGAGGTTCGTTTCTTTTCCTTAATTATTCTTCTTCCACAACTTATCTAATTTTGCAATGGCTATATTTTGAATTTGTTCAAAATCATCGTCTGGATGTAAATTATCTTCAAATGCAATTGCACTAATCCATTTATTCCATTCAGGATAATTCATAATAACTTCTTGGAATTTACTTGGATCCTCATCAAATATATCTAACAACTTCTTTGCATCTTTTGTTAGATATTTTTCTTCATTGAGAATTTCTTCCACAATAGATCTGATCCAATTCTTGAGATCTGAATCATCTGTCGATTCAGATATTGTCTTTAGATAAACTTCCTTGAAATTTTCTAGGTTCATATTTCCTCTTACTTCGATTTTACAATATAACCAAATTTTCCATCGACTCTATCAGTCTTATATCTTGTTCCAGATTCGATCAAAACATTTGTGACCGCATCATCCGGCCACTTAGTATTGAATGGTGAGAATTCAATAACATCAACTCC